GGAAATATCACCGTCAAAAATTGTGACGGAACTTTTGATCTGAATCCAGCCTCGCGTGATGTCGTCAGCTGTTATCGCATAAGATTTAGTATAAGATGCGGGCGTATTGGCTGTACTTGAACTAATGTCTATAACCTGAGTGACGTAATTGTCCTGGCTGCCTAGCGTTATGGCGGCAGTCCCAAGGGAGCCGGCTCCACGCACCCAAATCTTAGCTGTGACTACATCACCGGCGGCAACTGCGGTTTTGACCTCGACACCTTCTAAATACTGGCCGAAGCTTGCTAAATCCACCAAGAACGACTTGTCGATCCCCGCCCAAGTAGACCCGTCATAGTTGAAAACTACTGGAATCGGCGTCGTCGCTGCCACCATGACATCCGGAGACAAGTGCGTCCGTTTGATGGCAAGGGCGTTGATCAACAGGCTTACATAATCAGGGTCTGATCCGGTCGGGAACATTGCATAGACATCCCCGGCTAAAGAAAAAAACAACTCCTTAAGATGTTTTGGCCAGATTGCGCCCGCTGGGATTTTGGTCTTAGAGACGGCCCCGGCAGCTAACATTGCCTCCACGATGCTGCCCGCGGGAAAGGAGATTGAACTGCTCACGGTCAGCTTTCCGAAGCTCGCTATTGCGCCCTCCGACGCGGCGGGGAGGCTGAAGTAGCTGGATATTTTACCGTCTGCGCCGAACTGCACGATTAAAATATTGCCGCGGAGGATGGGGACAGTGGATCCCTCCGGCTGGGCAAACGTGCATGACGTTACGGTGTCTCCCGCCGATGCCCATTTGGGCGCCACAATCATAATGGCGTTTTTGATTGCAACGCTGGAATATGCTATCGAATCGAGCCATACGGTCGGCAGGACGATCGCGTTCCGGGTCCAGCCGGAAACGTCCAGTGCGGAAGCGGACGGGTTGAAAGTCTTCCACTGCTGGAGATCCGCATAGCCGTCCGGCAGCGGAAGATGGCCCACCTCGTTCTCCGCCCTGGAGTAAGACGGGGTCTGCATCGCGCGGAACCATTCGGGTGGGATCACGGCGCCGTTGGTTATCTCTGTTTTAATCATGTTTTAAACTCCTTTGAAATGCGGTTACATCGAGGCGAAAGTGTACGTCATTGCAACGTTTAGCTTTTGCGCCGCCGTTTTTACGAAATGCTGGCCTATCCAGTTTCCGGACGCATCATAGGACCCGAACCGGAAGGCGAGGCTCCGAATGTTGCCGTATGCGATGTCCATCGCCCCGGCGGAGGCTGGGATCACATATCTCATGTGCGCCGCATAGTTGACCTGGTCGTGAGACACCCATTCGTAGGTAGCCGACGCACAAGTGATAGGCAAGGCCGCGTCGCCGACGCCATCGGCCGGGAAATTCTTTGACGTGTCCGAAGAAAACATCGGCTTTTCATAGATGCCTGTCGAGGATTTTATATATCCGTGAGACATCAGTCCCTGGGGCGACGATGCGTTGGCATAAGAGTCAATGATGGTAGGAAAGCCGTTCATGGCGCTCTGCATCAGATTGTTTTTGGTTGCCGTATATGCCGGGCGCAGCCAGATCTCGCCCGGAATGCCTGTGCCAAAGAGATCGTTCACTACGGTGCGGGTTGCGTATGGCAGCGTCAGATAAAAGTCATAGTCCAGGGCTGATCCCATCGAAACATTGAGTGAGTTGCCCAAAACGACGCGGAACAGGAGGCTGTTGTTATCCCCATAATAATAAGCGTGACTCATCCCAAATTCTCGGAATGTATAGCTGCTGCCGAATGTAAATGTCAATCTGACATGCAAGTTCCCGCCCGCAATTTCAAACGCGGTCACTTTAAAGTCGGCCAGGTTTGCGTTGTTTACTGTCTCATGCGCGAGCGCAGTCATGTCTATCGTCGATGGTGCTGCGCCAGATCCGAGGTGGACTTTGCGTCCATAGAATAAGCCATAGGTCGAAAAAAACTGTGCCCGGTCACCCAGGTCGTACAACAGAGCTCCTGCGTTATCAATAGCGCAGCCGGCGGAGATTAACCTCAGACCCCAGTCGAGCCATTTGTTCTTGACCGGGTGCTCGAGCAGCTCGGTGCCGTCGGGGTTGCGGACAGATGTTATCTGACCTCCGCACATCATCTTGAGATCGATCATTATGCATCCTCCAAAGCAAAAGTTGTTTGCAGCGACGTCCCGACCGGGTCCGTCGCCTGTGTTTCGAGGTCGAGGGCTATCTGCACCCCCGTCTCAACGGGGTCCGTCGCCTGCGTCTCCAGGGCCATTGACATCTGGAGCGGCGGCGTGCGCCAGATCCACCGGATGATGGTGAACGGTATTTTCTGGGCCTCGAACGCGGAGACTAGCGCTGCGCCCGCCTCCTCGAATGCGTCGACATGCACCGTCCACGTGTATTGCTCGTCAGCATCGTAGACGGGCTGTCCGGCGCGGCTGACCCCGGCGCGGAACATGCGCGGCGGGTCGGGAATGGTGACGTCGAATCCCAGGGATTTAGCGAGGGCGATGTAATCCGCGGCGGATATGCCGGCATCCTTATTTATTTCCGCCAAAAGAGCCATACGCCGGGCAGTGAGCGGGCCGGAATGATCCAGCCCGTACAGCGTTTCCCAGCGCGCGAGCGTGTCCGTGGCGGTGCCAGGGAACGATTCGACGTATGCGGAATCCATCGCGGCCAGGACGCGGTCGAGTTCAAGGGCGACGGCGGCGTCTTCCTCGTCTGTATCGACGGGTTTCAGCTTTTGGAGCGCCTTGAAATGGGGGCTGTCGATAGCGGGCGTCATTCTACCGTCACCTCGCCTTCGAGGAATATTTCCATGTCTCCGGCCTTGATCGCGTTGTCCGCATCCGCGAATGCGCCGCCGTTCTTCGACACCTGTACCGTCGCGTTGTCCGCGCCGTATTTGAGCGCAAATACGATGACCTGCGCCGGGATGAAATAATCCCCGGCATCGAGCGATGCGAAATACTGTGCGATTTCGGTGCGGAAGGACGATTCGGACGTGAGCGAGCCCGTGAGCTTGACCTTGATCGCAAGAGTCGTTTCCTGCGGAACGGCCACGTAAATTTCGCGTGGGGCGACAGGTCCTTCCGCCTCGCACTTCGCACGGACGGCCTCGCAGAGCTTACGGCTCAATGTCGCCGGAAGAAGCCGCATCATCACCGTTCCCGTGCCGTAATAGTTCGCCAGGCATCTTGCAGAGGTCGCGCGCTCCGTGGAATCACTCTCTACATAGACTTCGAGGCCGTAGAACTTACAGAGATTGTAACTCTCGATCTGCCAGCTTTCGAGGGCGTCCATGGAAATGAGCGTGAGTTTCCAGTAGCGTGCGGATGTCATCGAGAACGTCGTCCGAGCCCACCAGTAAGATGATGTGATAGATCCCTGCGAAGTCCAGGCGCCGCCGAGACTGTCTGCGGAAGAGACATTGAAGACCGTGGCTCTGTCCGTGATGGTGCCGAGACCTACGCCGATGACGTCCCGCGAATCGCCGAGGTCTATCACCAGCGTCTTGGACTCGTCTCCTGTCGCCGCGGTGAATCCGACCGAGTCCATGTCGTGAACTGTCAGAAGATTCGCTGCGGAAAAGTCCGTGAATCCGGAGGAAAGCATCGATGCCGTGAGTGCCACCGCCGTGCCAGCGCTCGTCGCCTGGAGAGCCCACCGCTCGAAATCGGAAGGCTTCCCGCCTGATTCCGGATGCCTTAGATTATCGAGCAGATAAGCCAGCAGCTCGGCGGATGTCATGCCTTCGGTGGTTTCTCCGCGGTCGGCGGCATACCTTTCGAGGCTTTCGCGGCTCATCGACGTGAGGAATATCTGGTCGAGTGTCCAGTCGCGCTGCCTGTACAGGCCGTAGATGGCGCTCGCGGCACAGGCGAAACGGATGTAAGTGTCGGTGCCCTGCGATACATTGATCGTGGGCTTGAGATTCCGCGCGTCGGTGATGAGGCGCTGGAGGATGGCGTCAACGGAACAGTCAAGCGACATCGGCGACCTCCACGAACCGGCTGAAAGACACTGTGGCGCCCGTGAAGACCGTGGCTTCCACGCTCACAAGAAGACGGTTATCATCGTCATATTCAGCGGCGGCGGAAGGAGCTTTCAGGTGTTTCAGATCCACCATCCATTGGAGCGCGTCGAGCGCGAACTCGCGGGCCTTTCGGCGCGTTCCCTCGCTTGCAACGGAATTACGGAGCTCTTTAAAGCGATGTCCGAATTCGGGCCGTTTGAAAAAGGATCCTTTGGCGATGGAAAGCGACAGTTCAAGTTCTTCTTGAATTTCTGCTGTTGTCATTGCAGATACTCCGTGGCTATTGCCGTGCTCGGCGGCGTTGTTGCGAGCGTCTCAGTGACCGTCACAGGAGCCGCCTTCAAAACGGTTTCAACGGCGGTAAAAAGGCGCTTATAAGGCTTATCAAACTTGATCGTGGTGACACATCCGTCGATTGCGGCTTTGACGACCGCCGCACATGCGCTATATGCCGGCATGACGGACACGACGGACACTCCGCCATGCGCGGGGATGCCTATTTTCGGCAAGGCCTGCCAATAGGCGCAAAGTTTAGAACTCATATTATCTATGGTGGCGGCAGTGCCGTCCGTGCTGAACGCGGATTCCAGAAGCGATATGTCTCCGCCTGAGGAGAGGGACGCCCCCTTGATCGTGCCGCCCTTGGCATAATCGTCATAAGCCACGGCAAGGTCGTGCGCGACGCTCTTTTTCCCGTCCGTGCCTTTGACTATCGCGGAGAACCGCGAATCGAGCGTATCCAGGTCAAGCATCGGCGTCCCCCGTGTCCTGCGGAACAGGCGTGGCAGTCGGCGCGCCGAGGTTGCCGACGTGCGTGTGCTGGTTGAATTTAGCGCGGAGGCCTGAAAGCTTGCCTACCGAATCGCTCACGTCGCCTTTAACCCGGAGGTCCCCGTCGATGTCTACGCCTGCCGGTGCCTTAATCGCTATGGATCCGTCCTTCTTGAGGATGATGTAATGGTTGGCATTGCGATATAACGCGCTTTCGCCCTCTTCAAGTGTCGGCCTGTCGTCGCCTTCGGTCGCGACGGCGATGGTAAAGTTCCCGTGCTGCAAGAAAAGAATCCTGGATCCCGCTTTCGGTATGGACGCGAAGCCGAACTGCTGCATCAGATGACGGTCCTCGACAGCGATGCCGTTCGCCGCCGCGGATACCTTGCGGAACTTGCCCGTGATGTCCTTGCAGGAAGTGACTATGCTTGTGAAGAAGTTCATGCGACGAGGCCTCCTGGCTGCAAGGTGACGGCGGTCCTGCGCCCTTCCTCGCGCGACAGCGTGAAGCTGCGGCGGCTGATGAGGTAGACGCCGTTCGCGCCGTTGTAGTCGTCATCTACCTTGCAGAATTTATTTATAGCCCAGTTCTTGCCATTCTGGGAATGTCCTGGCATCGTGTACTCGAGCTTGATCGCCTGAGCCTGTTCCGTCACGAGACGGAGATCCGCGGTCTTTTTGGCCGGCCCTTCGTTCTCGTTCCAGCTGATGACGATCGGACGCTTGAACGGAAAACCGGCGCAGTGCAGCTTGGTCTTGACGTATTTGCAGTCCGAATCGTCCTGACATTCGCCCATGACGATGATGTCGGAATGGCGGTCCTCGATGGTGCGCGTCACGCTGCCTTCGAGATAGTTCACGCTCGTCTCGGTTCCCTCGATCTTGTATTCCGCGGATCCCGTCTTGGCCGGCCTGTCAAAGACGAAACGGCCGTCCGGGCTCACCCAGAAAAGATATCCTTCGGAGTTCGCCGCCTTTTTAAGGATTTCGAAGGCCGTGTCTCCCGGAGAAAGCTGGACGGACTTTTTTTTGACCTTGCCCGCGGCGCTGCCGTTGTTGTACACGAAATCCTTGCGGCCGATGAACGGAAGGCCGCGCACCAGGCGTTCCGCGAGCTTAGGAAGCGTGGTAGGCACGCCTCCCGAAAAATCCGTGATGCAGGAGTCGCAGAGGACGCTCGCGAAACTCCTTCCGGAAATTTCAATTGACGGGCCGCCGCGAGAAAGACCGCGTTTGACGGCGTCGATGATACCCGTCATCTCGAGCTTGCCGTTGATGACGATCTCGCAGGTGTTGCCCGCATTGATGTCGTATTTAGTGTCCGCGGAGAAGCTGAAAGAGCCTTCCGGTTGATAGAGATCATGCTCTATCGAGTATCCGGTGAACTTGTCGGCCCGGCAGCCGCGGACGAGAAGGACTACATCCTCACGCATAGAGCATCACCTCCCCGCTGACGAAAGTCGGATTCTTGATCCCGTTGAGGGCGCAGACGCGGTCGGCGGCCTTGTACTTGAGGCCGTTATCTAGCAGTATCCTGTGGAGCGGCGTCGGCTCGCGGACGAGCACTGAACGGGTGGTCATGTATTCGAGCTTCACACGGAGGACCTGCTCCGCAAGGTTCGCGACCATACGCTTGACCCGGTCCGGCGATGTCAGCTTAGATAGGTTGTCCTGCACAAACTGGTTCACGGCCGCGAGCGTGTCCTCGAGGTCCGCGGGAGACAGCATGTACGAGGATGACGGAGTGACCATCGCGCGGCCTTCTGCATCATCCGCTTCCACAGATTCCCCGGAGACCGATTCCCGGAGCGCGCTCTCGTCATCGGCAAAAAGCCTGGCGGCTTCGCCCGCGGCGGTGGCACAGGCGAGCGTCGCGAACCCACCCTGCACGGAATCCGGGGACTCCGTCAAGGCGGCCTGCGCGACCGTTAAATCGGAGATGAGCGCGGTCACAACGGCCCGGGAAGATGATTTCTTTTCGGACACGTCAAGCTTTCGGGCGAGCGTCAAAAACGACTCGCAAGCCTTTTCGATTCGTTGCGTGAGGCTACCGGACAGCGTGTCCGCATAATCGATGGTGGTGTTTATCGCATCCACGGGAGCGACGACCGCATCGATGTAGCCTTCGAGTTTTCCGACCGTCTTCTGACACTTGATGGCGAAGGCGCGCGCGGTGTCACCCATTGACGCCCATTTGTCGAGCAGCGACCAGTCGGATCCGGACGCGTCAGGGACGCCCTCGGTCGCCATGTCTTCGGCGATGCCGTCCTGGACGTCGGCATTAAGCGCTGCGGCCTCCTCTTCGTTCGCTGCCTGGACATTCTTCCAGGCGGTCTTTTCCGGCTGGATGTCGGCCACCACGAAATCAAAGGAAAAATCGGCGCAGCGCTTGCGGCGGTCCTCGCCGAACGACGCGTTCTTCGGATAGCCGCGGAGCGTGCCGAGCACGGGATGGACGAGCTCCACGGGCTCGTAGAATATCGACAGGAACCAGGCGCGGATATTTTTATAGCGCTCGCCGTCGTCGCCGTAATCGTCATTCTTGAGGACGCAGCTGAACCGGAAAGTCTCCGGATCTACCCCCATGTCCTCCAAGTCCGCACCGTTATGGTAGGGGTATTTCTGCTCCGAGATGGCGTGCGCTATCTCGTCATTGACCTGCGTGAGGCACAGCTGCCACGGTCCGAGAGTAGCCTGGACGGACATCAGTTGCCTCCGTTGAAATTGAAAGGCTTGGTCGTGTGGAGCTTAGGAGCCTTGCCCTTGTCTGCGGTGACGCTGCCGTTACCGGTTGCCGCATCAACGCGAATAGTTATGTTCTGATTAAAATATTTGCTTGGGTCAACCGGCGCAAAATTTTTTAGATACGCATCATCGGCAGACTTGCCGCCGGTCTGGATAGACTTCCGCATCAGCTCCATCGCCGCATCGCGCTTAAGATAGAGCTCCTTGAGCTTTCTATCGCTGCCGCCGAAAAGACCGCTTTCCTCTTTCTGGATGGCGAGATTCGCCTCGTCCACCTGTTTGCCGTAGGTGGACGCTGTCTTTCCGTGCTTATCTTCAAACGCCTGTTGCTGGCCGCGAAGATAGTCCGCGCTGGCCTTTTCCTGGGCTGCGGTTTCATTGCGCCATTCCATGAAAAGACTTCCGGCTTCCATTATTTTTCCGGAAGCCCAGGCGGTCGCCGCACCGAGAGCCATGAAACCGACGCCGCTGCCGAGGACGGAGTTCAGACCGCCGCGGAATTTTGAAAATTTACCTGCCGTTTTTTCGGCTTCTGTCGCCAATGCTTTTTGAGCAGGAACGTCGTCATCGTAATAATCTCCTCCGCCCATGCCGCCACGAAGATTCGTCACGAATACTTTCTGCACGCTATCCAGCGCCTCTGCCGCCGCCTGCTGAGTTTTTCCCTTGCCTTTCCAGATCTGCGTAATGTCGCCGGCAAGTCCGCGGATCTGTCCTACAAAGTCCGCGATCTTAACGGCTGCAAGGGCACCGACGGCGACAACGAGAGCTTTGAAGCCGGCGCTTACTATCGCCTGGTGCTGCGCCAAAAAGGACAAGGCTGTGGAAAGCTTATCCACAGGACCGGCAAGATTCATATCCACGAACTGCGTCGCCGACGCCTTCATCTTTGCGATGTTCGTATTGAAATCAGATGCAGTCTGCTCATATCTTTTTTCTAGTTCCGCGGTATTGGTCATCCCCGAAACGCCGCTTTGTGTGATAGTGTCAAGCGTTTTCCAGCCGTTTTTATATTCTGCCGCTACCGGGACAAGTGCCTTTCGCGTCGCATCTCCGAACAAAGGGACGATTTTTTTGATATCGCCATTCGTTTTTTCCATCAGCTCGCGCATTATGTCGTCAAAATCCCGGATATTTCCTTCCTTATCGAAAACATGGACTCCAATTTTGGATAGATCCTTTGACTTTGCGATAAGCTCTGAAAATAGTGCCGACACGGATGTCGTGAGTTCGGCCTCGCTTTTAATCGAGGTATTCATTACCTGCAGATATCCCCCGAAGCTGGCGAACTGATCTGCCGATTTAATGCCGAAAGAGCTTGCGGAAGCAAGCAACGCCTTGCCTTCCGCCGCAAATTTCTGGAGGGTGTACGAGCCTTGGTCGCCCTGGATGATTAACGAGTTAAACGCTTTTCCGATTTCGTCGGCACCCCAGCCGAAGGAGGTCTTCATCGCAGCAGCAACAGACGCGAGATCGTCCACAGTAGCCGCGCTCGCCTTGGATGTCTTTGCAAGCACGGCGCCCATATTTTCGGAAAAAGCAAAGTCCCCGGTAACTTCGCCGATTTTACTGATACCGCCCAGAATGGTATTCGCGTCGACGCCGGTATCGACGGCCATCTGATGCAGATTCTTTCTGAAGGCTTCCGTGTCCGATTTGGATTTTTTTGCGGCCATGCCGTAGTACATCAGCTGCTGAGAGAGATCGCCGACCCCTTTCACGGCATAACCGAATCCTCCGCCAAGCACAAGACCGGTCATCGGTGTGACCAGACTGTCCGCGACGCCGCGGAGCGCCGTGCCGACGCGCGAAAGCGACGCTTTCGCCTTGCCGGCGAAGGAGTTCACCGAGGCCTCGGAACGCCGTAGCCCGCCGTCAAGAGCAGTCGCATCCGCCCCGATCCGGAGCGTCAATTCAGCGTCAGTCGCCACCGATGGTCTCCCAGCCGTCCTCTTCGGTTGCCGCGATGACTCCCTTGAGGACGAAAATCAGGAGCCATTGGGATTCGGTCAGTTCGCTTGCGGGACGGCCAAAGTACGCAGAAGCCTCCACGCCGTACGCAAGCTTGTGACTCTCGAGGGAATTCGGTCCGGCGTTTTTTTTAGCAGGGAAAGGAGCGCCTCGAAGTCCTCCTTCGAGAGGTCTTCAATATTCGGGTCCTCGCTCTCGGAAAACGCGTTGTATTCGGCGACGAGTTTCGCGAACTCGTCATCCGTGCAGATCTCCCGGAGTTGTTCCGCACTGCCGAAGACGGGCTTCTTAGTCTCAAGGTCAATGATGGCGCGCCACAGGCCGTGGGCGGCCTCCTGCATGCGGTAATCGGCAAGGTTATGCACGGCGACATCGATGCCGTCGCGCTTGAACTCCTGCTGGTTCTCCACCTTCGCCTTCCGGCTTTCGCTCGCGGAAAGGAGCCGGAGCCCGACCTTCACTTCAGGCTTTCCCGGCCAGGCGATTTCACGGATGCCCGAGCCCGAGGCCTTGATGCGGTCGATGACGGCGGACGCGTCGCCCTTGCGGATTTCGTCGAGGACGCTCATCAGCTCACCTTGCGCGCCGAGGCGTGGAATTCAAGGACGTATTCCTTGGCGGTCTTGCCGTCTTGCTCGTTCGGAGTCTGCTTCATCAGGCGGCAACCGGTGTATGTCACCTTCTTTCCGCCCGTGTACTGGATGACCGCGGTTGCATTCTTGGTGCCGAGCCATTCGCGGTCTGCGCCGGAGTCCGGGAGATAGGTGAGCGAAAAGCCGTATTTAGGGTTAACATCGACCGTGTCGGTGCCGTCCATCGTATCCACTTCCTGGGCTTCCTCGATCTCGTTTTCCTTGAACTTGGAGAACCCTGTGACCGGATCGCCGTCGATGTCGACGGTGACATGGGAAATCTTGCTCATTGTTCATCCTCCTTAGACATAGATGTCGAGCGTAGTGCAAATCTGGTTGAGTCCGGGCACGATGCTCGACGGGATCTGGCACAGCATCCGGCCAGCGGAAGTGTCGCTCGTGTCTTCTTCCGTGATGAAATCGTCCGCATTTTCGTCAACGTAACGCAGGATGTCCTCTTTCTCGAGTTGCTTGCATGTGAAGATGTTGTCCTCGTTGAGGCTCCCGGCGAGACGCTTATGGATGAGCTTGTTCTTGTACTTGATGTCGTGCATCGCGCGGACCGCGTCGCGCGTGTAATCCGCCGCGGCGATGGTACCGGTATCGACGAGCTTGGTGAAGCGCACTCCGTCCTTCGCGTTCCGGGTGGTGACCGCGCGGACGATGACGAGTTTTCCGCCCTTCTCGACGAGCGGGATGATGCCTGCACGGAGCAAGGCTTCCTGTTCCTCGCCGCTCCATTTGTCTCCGATGGCCGGGAGGGCGACGCCCGTGAGGGGATTGTCGTTCATAGGGACGTTCGGTTTGCTGTTGCCGGAGAAGACGGAGCCGAGGGCAGCCGTGATTTCGAAAGCCGGGGAATCGACGGAGTTCTTCAGCACGGCGACGTTCACGCGTTCGTCGTTTGTGCTCCCGACGAGCGTCTTCGCGGCGCTGACGGAATCGACGACCGCAACCATCACGGACCGCTGTCCGCGCTGTTCAAGGGGACCGGCGGCATTGTCGAGATGCTCCTTGACGAGCGCGAGGCTCGCGGAATCGCACACGGGAATAGAGATGATGTGATAACGTTCCGGGAACACGGCGGCAAGCGCGGATGTCAGATCCACGGTGCCGGTGCCATCGGTGACGGTGACGGCCGCGGTAAGCTCGGCGGTCGTGCTTTCGTAGGAGACGAGCACTCCGCCCTTGAGCGAGGATATGTAGGCGCCCTTGTTCTTCGCGGGGAACGTCACGTAAGAGTCCGTTTCAGAAACCGTGGCGACCGCGGTCACGGGCAGTTCGGTCTTCGCGTTGATGGCATCGGCGACCGCCGCGACGAGCGTCGCTGGCGTCGTACCGACGGATATGGCGACGGATGCCTTGTCCTTGCCGACATGGAGGGTGAGCACTCCGCTCTTTGTTGCCGCGGCTCCGGAGAACGCGGGGACGAACTTCCAGCTCGCGGCGCTTCCGGTGACGTCCGCATGACGGACGAGGGTGATGACCGCGTATTTCCATGCGACCTTCGCCGCTAGGTACTCACGGTGAAGCACGGAGCCCGCGCCGCAGAGCGCGAGGACTTCGCTTTCCGAATAGACTTCCGTCGGCTTGTCAGCCGCAAGCGTTCCGCCGCAGGTGTCACCCACGAGGAGCAGTTTCTGGACGTTCGAGGGGAGACCGTTCGGACCCTTGTAGAAATTGTAGCCCACGTAGTTCCCCGGAATCATCGTTTCGGGCGTGTTGTTTTTAAGAGACATCAGCTTTCTCCATTATTATTGAAAATCACCCTGGATTCCCCGAGGACGTCTTCGCCGTCCTTGTAGCTCGTCCAGATGGACTTGAGTTCCGCATATTCCACGTCGTTGATCACCGGAACCACGTTCCAGGCTGTCGTGAAGGTGATCTCGATCGTCATCAGGCCGTCATTCAGAAAATCCTGCGAGGTGGTCTCCCGCCAGTCCTGGACGTCGAACGCATCGATGTCCAGATTCAGGGTCTGTCCCTGGAGCTTCTTCACCACGTAATCGACGGCGGGGTGCGCGGAATTGCGACGCATCTTCTCGCTCGCCACGTTCTTCAGCACGAGCATCACGACGACCGTCGCGGTCTCCTTTTTATCGCCGGACATGTCGACGCTTTCGAACTTGCCCGACGTCACCGCCACGGTCATTCCGGGGCGGGTGAGCGCGAGGATCTCCTTCGACACGTCAACCTTCTTGAAGGTGAAGGGGGATTCCGTCTCGCAGAATAATGTCTCGATGGCGCATTCGACATCGTATGCGTTCATAAGGACCTCATCGAGCTCATCGTGAAAATCGCGGGCACGCCTTCGTCTCCGGCGACCGTACGGAAGGATGTCTCCTCGACGTTCTCGGAGGCGGCGAGCCCTAGGTCCGCCTCGCCGGATGCGATCCGCTTCAGGATGGCGACGGCGTTATCGTAACGGCGGGTCATCCCTTCGGACACATTCATCTCCGTCACGCGTTCATAGAGGTTATAGATCGTCAAGTCGATGGCGATCATGTTGAGCACCTGGGGAATGGCCGGGAGCGGCAGCCTGAAACGCTTGCCGATATATGTGTCGATGAGCCGCGAACTTTCCACTATGGCCTTGTCCACGACTGTATCGACCACGGATCCGCCGGCAGTGGGCCGGAGGTCGTCAGTGACTTCCACCAGCCTGCTTTCGGGCACGTGCCCCCGGACATCCTCCAGAGTGCAGTAGTTCATCAGGCGGCGATTCCCTTGATGAGGACGCCAGCAGCCTTGGCCGTGACGACTTCCGCCTGGTAGAAGCCGGACTTGATCGTCACGCCGCCCTTGAGACCCATGTCCTTGTCTTCCACGGTTTCCGCGACGCGGTCGCCGACCTGCGCCGTCATTCCCCAGGCGAGGCCATCCGTGAGGCTGGAAAGCGGTTCCTGGTAATGGGCCCACAGGTTGTTGCCCCAGCAGTTCTCGAGGGAGGGGCTCTTCGGATTCCTGTTGGTGTTCACGCGGGCCTTGCCCACGATGAGGTCATCGACTTCGAAGAGTTCCATCAGCTGTTCCTTCGTGGCGACGCCCTTGCCATTGCCGTTCGGGTAGATCGCGGCAATGATGGACTTGTCGCTGCGGAGCTTCGTGTACACGAGGGAGTTCATACCGAACACGTTCGGGCGCACCAGGGCGTCTTCAAACATTTGCATGATCATCCCGTACACGTCCGTGTTGGTGCCGATGCGTTCTTCCGCGGTGCAGGTCTTCACCTGGGAGGATTCGTAGTTGGCGGCATCCTGCACTATCCCGGCGACACGCACTTCGCGTCCCAGGAGCACGCGGTCGATGAGCCCTTCAAGCGCACTGTTGAGATAGCGGGTCTTGTCCTTGATCTGGTCAAGGTCCTCGTTCATGACGCTCGTCTCGAGGCCGAACGCCTTCGCCACGGCACTTTCCCAGTCGCCTTCGAAATAGACCTTGTTAGGGGCGGACATGCGTCCGACCTTTGTATCCTGTGCCGTGAAGGCATCGCCCAGACGGCGTTTCCACCATTTAAAAGACAATTCGGGGCCGTCAAGCTGCTTCACGGGCATGGCCTGGTCCGCGATGAGCGCCTTGTTCTTGTATGCGACGACGAGACCTGTCTGCTGCTCCGTGATGGGCAGGAGCAGGGGCAGAATCGCTACGGATACGCCGGATGGACAGAGGATGCCTGCGACGCTCTGGGGCACGCCGAAGGCGGTGAGCGCATCCGCGCCGGCGAACACGGAACCGACGGCGACGAGCGAGATGAGGATGAAGAGGATCTTCGAAAGTTTAGTCATTGTTTTTTCTCCTTACTTAGTTGCCCGCGACCGTGCCGGACACGATCTTGATGCGGATGAGGTCTCCGGTCACGCCGGAATCAAGCGCGACGGCGGCATAGCTGCCGGATGCGCAGGCGACGCCCTTGCCGGCCGCGTCGCTCGCGACCTTGCCGCCGAACGCGACGGTGCCGCCGAGCTCGATCTGGGTCACGCCATCGAGCTGCACGTCGCACGAGCCGCCAGCGGAGGCTTCCATGTCGGTGCTCACGCCGAGCGCGTCCGCGCCGGCCGCGGCTGGTTTAACGGTGCCTTCCGAGCTGCCGGCGACGACAAAACGGAAAGCGGGGACTGCGGATTCCGCAGTGAAATTGAGGATGTTGTCCTTCATCTTTACTCCTTGAATGCTTCGCTCGCGGCTTCCGAGTAGCTGATCTTGCGGCCCTTGGATTCCTGCTCTGCCTTATACTTATTGATTTTTTCCGCGGCGCTGTCCTTTTTCGCGCCGCCGACCTGGCACTCGCCGAACTCGACGAGTTTCGGAGAGAGATCGAGCGCATCGGAAAGCGCCCGCACCGGATTGACGCGGCCGTCGCCTTCGCCGAAACAGCCCTCGCCGTCGACGGGCACGCCCTGCAACGCCGAGAACACCTTCGTGAACGCGTCCTTCTGCTTCCCGTTCATCCGGCCTTCGCCGATGAGCCTGTCGCACCGCTCGGCGAACGCAGCGCCCTCCGCCTTCCGGGCGGAGCTTAGCTTCTCGGCCTCGAGGGCCTCAAGCTTCGCCTTGAGCGCCGCGTTCTCTTCCTTCAGCGGGTCAGGTTCTGGAGCCGCCCCCGTGGAATTACCTTGCGGACCGCCGTTCTTGTCTTTGGCGCCGTTCGGTTCACTCGGAGGGGGCTCCAAGTTCTTCTTCCCATCTCCGCCGTCGGCAGGGTCGGCGAACGCCGGAGCCCCTCCTTCGGCCGGAGACACAGGAGGCTGCTGCTTCGGAAACTGGCTTGAATTCTTGAGACAGTCGTCCACCGTCTCCATGTCTTTCACCTGCCAGTCAGGCAGGAGTTCGTTAGCCTTTTCGATGCCGTCCTTGGCGATGATCTGCTCGCGCTGATTGCGCAGGATGCCGCCGAGGCTCTTCAGTTTCCAGACGAGGGATTCGAACGCGGACTGCGGCACGAGACGGTCCCAGTCAAAAGGACTCGCGAAAACGATGACTTCGCTTTCGCCCTTGTCAATTTCCGCGAAGCAGCCTTCGCCGAAGCAAAGCTCGCCCATGCCCTTCATCGCCGGGGCGTGAGCCCCGAGGCATCCGAGGTGACGGAGCCCTTTCTTGAGATTGGTGTATACGGCGGCGGACACGTATTTCCATCCGCCTTTTTTCGTCTCTTCCGCAAAGTCCGGATTCACATCGTCGAGCTTGACCTTCACCTTGCCGTCTTCCACCTTGGAATCGACGATGCTCGCGACACGCGGGTCGTCAAGCTTCGGATGTCCTTTGACCAGGGGCGGCTTGTAACCGTTCTTCAACTGGCTTTGAATGCCTGCGTTAAGGTCGTTCAGATCGTTTTCAGAATATTCGTGCGTGTTACCGTTGAGGTCGTTCACCTTTCCGACCTGGAAGGCGTCCACCCACTCTTCCTTCAGCTCGTCGCTCTTCAGTGCTTTTTTACTCATGACCCAAAGTTACCCAAGCCATGCCGCCGCAGGGACTGACAGCGTCACCCCCTTTGTCAGCGGCCCCGCGCCTACTTTTACGCGGAGGTATACCATGGATAAGGATTTCTGGAAGACGGCCGTCAAGCAGTTCGGCATCGGGATCGTTTTTGCCGTGATGCTCATCGGCTACTACAGCGCGGAGAATCACAAATGGGTAGTCAACTCGGCGCAGGAACAGGAGCGCTGGGAGACGCTGCTCCAGAAGTATTCGGAGGACCAGAAACAGAGCATGGACGCCATACGCACCTGCTGCATGGAGAGTCACAGGAGATGAGCAAGAAAGAACTCGAAGGCAAGGCGAAGGAACTTTTCGTCATCCATCAGATGAGCCTCGCGGACATCGGCCGGTCGCTCAACGTCAGCACGCGCACCCTGCAGAACTGGAAATCCGCCGGGAACTGGGAACTCGAGAAGAGCCGCGTCGGCGGATCGGAAGGGGCATTCCACGCCGAACTCTTCCAGCTCGGCGAAGTGATGGCGCGCAAGATAAAGCAGGACGAAGCCGGCGGAACGGAGGTCGCGCCCGAACGCTACACCGCGCTCGAAAGGATCATCGACACCGCGGAGAAAAGCCGGAAGTACGAGAACGCGGCGCCGCCGAAAAAGGCGGACGACCGCTCCCCGGAAGAAAGGCAGAAGGACGCCATCCGCCGCGTCAAGAACATCCTGGGCATCACATGACACCGGAGAGCCTCTTCTTCCCCTATCAGAAGCGATGGCTTGCCGACAAGTCGAAAATCAAGATATTCGAGAAATCACGGCGCGTGGGCGGAACATGGGTCCAGAGCTTCGAGGACGTCACCGACTGCATTGAGCGTCCGGGGCTCAAGGTCTTCTTCAGCTCCGCGGACATGACCGCCGCGAGCGAATACATCGACTACTGCGAAGACTGGATAACCAAGCTCAACGCAGTGTCCAAGGCGCTTTCCGAAGTGGACTGCGGCGCACTCGAGGAATGCGAGTTCGCCGACGAGGACAAGGGCGTGAAGAGCAAGGTCATCGAGTTCAACAACAGAAGCAAGATCATAGTGCTCTCGAGCAACCCGAAGGCGTTCCGCAGCAAGGGGGGAAAGATCGTCTGGGACGAGGCGGCGCACCACGACAATGACCGCAAGATGTGGGCGGCGGCGAAGCCCGCCGCGATGTGGGGATACCCGATCCGCATCCTTTCCACGCACAACGGCGTGAACTCGCTCTTCAACGTGCTCATCGAAAAATGCAGGAAAGGCGAGCTCGACTACAGCGTGCACCGCGTGGACATCTTCACCGCCGTCGCCGAGGGACTCGCCGACCGGATCTGCGGAAGGACGCTCACCCGCAAGGAGCGCGACGCCTGGATAGAGAACGAGCACAAAGGATGTTTAACAGAGGCGATGTGGCAGGAGGAATACTGCTGCAACCCGCAGGACGAGGCGAAGGCGCTGCTGTCCTACGACATCATCGGAAGCTGCACGCGCGAGAACATCCTGGGCATGGAACAGGCCAGGGGCCGCCTTTACCTCGGAATGGACGTCGCGCGCCGCCGTCACCTGTCCGTCATCTACGTCCTCGAGGAAGTCGGGAACGAACTCGTCACTCGCCTCGTGCATCCGATGCTCAAGAAGAAATGGGCGGCGCAGGAGCGCGCACTCTACGCGCTGCTCGCACTTCCGAACCTCGTCCGCGGCTGCCTGGACCGCACGGGCATCGGAGACCAGTTCTGCGAACGCGCGCAGGAGAGCTTCGGGTCCTTCAAGGTGGAAGGAGTGAACTTCAGCGGGAGCGTCAAGGAGAACCTGGCGATCAACCTGCTCCACGAATTCGAGGACAACACGGTCGTCATACCGAAGAGTGTGTCCTTCGACGGAAAGGATCAGCAGACCGAAAGCCTGCATTCCGTCCGCAAGATAGTGACCGCCGCGAACAATGTGCGGTACGACGCGACCACGGACGAGAACGGGCACGGAGACTTCTTCTGGGGACTCGCCCTCGCCGTGATGGCCGCGAGGAATGGCGACGGCGGAGCGACGTTCATCGTCTCCGGCGATCCGTGGACGAAGATCGGAGGGCGGGATACCTTCCCCGGCTTCTCGGATGACGGTCTCGGGGGGTTCCGATGAACGGAAAAAGGCCACGTCCGCAAATCGATTTTAAGGCCCTTTTAAGTCCGTCTTTTAAAAAGACCTCCGTCCGTACTAAAACTTTTAAAAAATCATTTTTCAACGCGTTTGAACGGCTTTTCAACGAAGCTGTCAGACAACCGAGGATGGCATGAGCAAAGAAGAACAGAACGCACCCCAGATGACGACGCTTTCGGCGGAATTCGCGCCGAGGAGCCTCGCCGAATTCACGACCGCGATGGAGTACCTCGCGAATCCGGACGAACTCCTCCGGGAACAGGGCGGACGCCTGGATGTCTACCGCAGGATGCGCGACTGCCATTTCGACGCCGTGAGGCAGACCCGTTTCGCGGCCATCACCAGCCGCCCCTGGAAAATCGAGGGCGAAGACGGCGACGTCGAGAAGGCGAAGTTCGTCGAGAACTACCTCTGGAACCTCGACATGCGCGACACCATCCTGCAGATGCTCGGCGCGCTCGACTACGGCTACGCCGTGCACGAGCTCGTATACGACGCGGTGGACACGGACAGGGGCAGGCTCATACTCCCGACCCGCATCGTCGACAGGAAGCAGGAGTGGTTCAAGTTCGACGAGAACGGAGCTTTGCTTTTCCAGACGAAGAACAGCTCCTATCTGCCGGTGCCGCAGTACAAGTTCATCGTGACCAGGAACAAGGCGACGAGCTTCAACCCCTACGGCGAGGCGATCCGCTCGAACTGTTTCTGGCCCCTGGCTTTCAAGAAGGGCGGGACGAAGTTCTGGGCGATCTTCATCGAGAAGTTCGGTATGCCCAAGGCACTCGGCAAGGGACCGTCCTCGATGACCGAGGCCGAGCAGAACAAGTTCCTCAAGAACCTCTACCGCCTCGTGCGCGACGCGGTAGCCGTCATTCCGCAGACGGGCACGGTGGAGCTCATCGAGAGCAAGACAGGAACGGGCGCCACTCCGCAGCAGGCCTTCATCGAATGGACGAACGCCGAGATGAGCAAGGCATGGCTCGGCGAGACGCTGACCACGGAGCAGACGGGCTCAGGCGGCACGCAGGCGATGGCCACCGTCCACAACGACGTCCGCGGAGACCTCACCAAGGACGACGCGGCGATGGTCGAGAAGTCCGTGAACGGGATCATCCGCGACATCTGGGCGCTCAACTGGCCGGACGAAGCGGAAATACCGTGGATGAACATCATCCTTCCGGAAGATCTCCAGGCGGGCCGGGTCGAGCGCGACGTGAAGCTCGCGACGTCGCTCGGCGTCCGATTTAACAAGGCCTATGTCGCCGACACCTACGGTATAGACCAGAAGTATTTCGACATCGTGGACGTGCCGCAGGGCGCGCCCGGCGCGGCGTTCGGCGAAGGGGAAGAACACGAGAAGATGAGCCCCGGAGATCTCCGGAAGAACGTCAACGACATGGTCGCCGGGCTCGCATCGGAGGACTTGCAGGATCAGGTGGAGGAAATGGCGAAGCCCATCGTGGAACTTGCGGAGCACTGCGGGACTTACGCGGAATTCGAGAAGGCGCTGAACAAGGCGCTGCCGGACATCGGAAGCAAGAAGCTGGAGGACTCCGTGACCAAATGCCTCCTCCTCGCGGAAATGGCGGGGCGGTCGGATGGCTGACGCGGCGGAGTTAACCGGGCTGTTCCATGAGAAGCCCCAAAATGTGATCGACTATTTCAAAAAGAAACAAGTCAAAGGCGTCAATCCCAAAAAGGCAAAGGTAACGGGCGGCGCAAGCCACTGGGACTGGAGCGACACATTGCGCAGCGCTCACGACCGGGTCTTCGTCGTGTCTAAGGCGACGTCGATGGCGCTCGTCGCGGACATAAAAAAAGAGCTTTCCAAAGCCATCGAAAACGGCCAGTCCTATCAGGATTTCGCGAATAAGATAATACCGGCTTTGAAGGAGAAAGGCTGGTGGGGCGACGGCGAAAAGGTGAACGAGGAGACCGGAGAATCCGCAAGGGTGAACGTCGATCACAGGAGACTCCGCAACATCTATCAGACGAACGTGACCACGGCCTACGCCGCCGGACAATACGAGCGGATGATGGACAACACCGACATCGCGCCATACTGGCGTTACGTGGCCAAACCGTCCGGACCGACGCGCAGGAAGGAACATCAGGCGTTGAATAATCTCGTGTTCCGTTACGACGATCCTTTCTGGAAGACGAACTATCCGCCCAACGGCTGGGGGTGCCAATGCAGGGTCGAGGCCCTCTCCCCGAGAGAGGTCCGGAGGAAATACGGCAAGCCGGCCGATGATGTCGTGACGGAGACGAAACCGGAAGACTTCGCCACGCAGACCGTCGAAGTCCAGGGCAAGAAGATCGCGGTCACCGGATACAAAGCAGGAGGCACGGTCGTCTATCCATCTCCGGGATGGGATTACGCGCCCGGATCATACGCATACAGGTATCAGAAAATGCTCGAGGAAAAGATATACGATCTCCCCGACGCCGAAGCCAGACAGAAGATGATGCGGCAGCTGGACTCGTCCATCAAGGATTCCTTCAGAGAGATGGTGCGGGTCGACGGTCCGGCGGACAGGACGGACAAGAAAGGCGAGGCGTACACGTCGATAGGCATCATGCCGGACAACATCCGTGATTTCTTCGACGGCGGGAAAAAAGGAGGATCCGCGCCGGTGCGGAGTTCCATCCTCACCTTTGATCAGAGGCGGATACATCACACGTTGAGGGAGACGCACAACGGGATCCCCATGGAGACTCTCGGGGATGTGCCGTCCTTGATAGAGCGTTACACGCCGACGTACAGAACGGACTCGCCGATGAAATCCGGACTGATATTCTTCTCAGAACCGTTCGACTTTTATGATGCGGCATTAAAAAAGACCGTGAAGAAAAGGAACAAGATCGTCTTCAACTTTGACAAGGAGAACCCGGGAACAATGACTTACGATACCGGGGAAATCGTCGACAGCGACGACTTCAACCGCCATGCGCCGATAAAAAAATAGAATGTGCGGGGGGCCCGCCACCTCCCCATACGAAGCTCTGCCATGACAAGCAGCAAATCCCAAGTGTGTCGGAATTTACACTTAACTCGCACATTCCAAGTCCATAATATAACCACACAAAGAGGAAAAGTCAATGCCGGATAGTCAGGTCGATGTATCAAAGGCGAGAGTGCTCCTCGCGAAAATCAAGAGCAACGGAAAGGATCTCTCCAGGCCGATGCGCGAGATCTCGATGATGCTTGAAAATTCCGTCAAGGAGAATTTCGACGTCGGCGGACGATACTCCGAAAAAGGCTCTCCCATGGGCGGACCTAAAAAATGGCCCGAATTGAAGTATCCTAAAAAGCAGGGATCCATCCTGTGCAGGAGCGGAATATTGCAGCGGTCGCTCATCGGATCCAGTGACGGGACATCCGCCAAAGTAACCACGAACATCGTCTATGCCGCAATCCAGAACTTTGGAGGTAAGACGAGGGCTCATAAAATAGCGGGAAGGAACAGCGCGAAAAAATGCCTGAAATTCTCCTTGACGGGAGGCGGAAAAATGATGTTCCGGAAGTCAGTGAATCATCCCGGTTCGGACATCGACGCCAGGCCGTTCATGGTCGCGCAGCCGGACGACATAAAAGAGGCGAAGGAGATCATCGCGGAGCACCTCACCGACGGCGTCCAGAAATGAACGGGCCATCAGAACAGGCTCGTCTGCGCCTTGTCCTGCCGCGCCTGCGGTCTTGCGTCCATGTAACGGTAGATGGTGCGTTCGGAGAGCCCCGTATCAAGCGCCAGCCGGTGCACCGGCTTGTCGAAGTTGGTCATCATGTACTGGATCGCCTGCTCGCGCGGAAGCCGCGAAGGGCACTGGACCGACGATCCGCAGAACCGGTTCCATATTTTCCGGGCAACGTCCACCCCGCAGGAGACGGCTATCCAGCGCAGGTCTCCCGGAAAATCATCAGCAGTCAATGTTTCGAACGCCGCGCGCATCACACCAAATTTAACCAAAAAGCAAAAAATAAACAACACAGAAGAAAAAATGAATAAGATAGGACTACGGCGGATGTTATCCTATAGGACTAACACCTATATTTACAACAGTTTGGTCTGATTCGTTTGGGGTTTCATCTAAACATAAAACAACATTATCAATTCGATAAACAACATTATCAATTCGAACTTCTCCACCAATGGCAGGGAGCACATGAATTGATTGACTCGCTATTTTTCGTCCGTCGGAATTTCTAAACACATTTAGTTTTATTGGTCTCATTCAATTCCCTTGCTAATAGAGCCCTTATTCATAATATAAGAACTTACATGGCCGCGATCGTCGTAACAAAACACAGAGCCGTCGGATAAGGTTTCGCGTTCCATCTTTTATCCTCTATTTCCCTTTCACCTTTTTCATCAGCTCGTCAGCTTCTTGACATTTTCTTTCAGCTTCTTTCTTTTGAGATTCATCCAATGATTCTACAATCTGCCGCTTCATAAAAAAAACATATCTAGAAGGGAGGCAAATTGAAAACAATATTGCCATAAAGGTTATGGCCGCAAGAAAACCCGCGCTGATTTTATTCCGGACATCGAAAAAAGCAATGGCGGAATAAGCCAGTACGGGCAGCAACATGAACACTATCCGCCAGATCTCCACATTCATATTTTGAATAATATTTAATGCTTCGTCTTCTAGATCGCCGACAGACATCGCCGCGTCTCTTTTATTATCAAACCGCTGCATGAGAATGGCCAGGATTGCAAAAGATACCGAAGCCATGATGCTCAGATACGTGAGGACTCCGTCCATCGAAGAAAAAACTACATCGGCATGGTCCTGCATGGCAACAAAAACGCCGGCAGATGAACAGATTGCAATAACGCAAAGTTCCTTTATGCAAGTAGGTATTTTTTTAATATGGCCACTCATGATGTCCCTGCAACTCCTTGAACCAGCCGATTAATTCCTGATACGCGTCATTCCTAAATACGAATGATCCACGCCTCGTCAATCTAGTTTTTTTTGAACGACAAAAACCGTCACGCTCAATTTTTTCTCCCTGCTCCGTTTGCACCACAATGGAAAAAAGATCGTCGTCGGAATTTATTGCTTTACTCCCTCCTTCAAAAATAGAAGGCATGAAAGACGCAAAGAACTCTTTTACATTTTTTTCGGGAGTGAATTTCAATTGGACTTTTACAGAGCTTCTTTTTTTGCCTGCGTCATCCGAACTAGAACAAAAATTAAGTTGACTCATATCAAGAGACCCGATTGCCTCTTTTACAGATTTCGGCTGTACATAACCATTCATGCGCACATATTTGACGCCCCTCTTTTCAATCGCTTCTTTGATAGCCTTTGAAAACACCTGTCTTGGTATGAATGACTGCTTTCCGAGAAGTTTATGAATGAATGACCATATAAGAGAATAATCTCTGCCATCGGAAACAGTCGCTATGGCTCCCTGTCCTTCAAAAAGGACTATAGCCTGAGTCTTCAGATAATCGGTGTCAGCTTCCGGACTTTTCACGTCCACATCCAGGGAGGTCTTTTTTAGATCATCGGTGGCATGCCTTATGATGTCGATGCTCGCGCCTTTTTCAAAGCGGACAATATGCAGAAGGACGAAGCCATTTTCGGATTTGGCATCTACGGCACAGGCTGTTCCACGGTCTTCTTCCAGTTCAAAGTATCTATTCTCGACCTTGTCCTTTTTTTTAAGCGCATCGCGGATAGCCTCGGCTATGTTTCCTTTCGCTTCTTCGATAGAGAAAAGACTTAATGTAATGTCCTTGCTTGATGCAATCTTTTTAGTCATACTTAATATTCCATTATTGAAAAGCGCTGGGCTTTCACCCGGCACAAGAATTTTTACGATTTTGCCCGTTCGTGTTCATTCCATGGCAAGGCCGTCTTATCAGCTTCTGTTATTTTACGAATCAAGCTTTCTTCTATTGCTTCTCTAAATGTACCAGGAATTACTTCGATCAATGAGATTGATATTTCTTTCCCTGCTTCTTGCTCTTTTTCCACTTCATCCAATTTTGAATTTGTTTTATCACTGCAAGAAAACAGATGCTGACGTAATCTTTGCTTTATATCCTTAGCTTTCCCGATATACATCAACGAATCATCTGACCAAATGGCGTAAACATTGAATCTAGGATCTATTCCTTCTGGGAGATTGGCATCTTCTCTTCCTATATCAGAAGACGGAATTTTTATTTTCAATCTCTTTGTTCCGCATAATAGATCTTTTGCACGTTTTATTTCTAAATCTATCTTGAACGAAAGATTGATTTCGTGATTATTCCCAATATCGTTGATTTCATCAAGCTCGCTTTGATTGATTCCATCCATAAGTGTCTCGCACATAATGATCTCCGGTTTTTGTTGTTTCAATGTTCCGGGCACTCGTCCGGAAGCGTATTGCGGACTATATGGCTCTATAGCCGCTACCCCTTTTCTCTACTAGGCCCTGTTCTACAAGATCTGTCAGGATCAGCTTGTAATTACGTATGCCATGCTTCATGGCCCATTAGGAAATAGCCGGTTCCTGAACTGTTCCTCCTTCTGTTTTGATATACTTCAATATTGACTGTTGATCATTTGTCGGCATTTCATTGCTCCTTGGTTATGGTCTGAACTCTATTAAGATCGTCCTATGAAACAGGATTCTTTTTAAACATTTTTGATGTATTTATCCATCCACATTTTTCCTTCTGGGGAATCAAAATTAATGCGTCTGATTTTTCTTCTAAAAGCATCTTTTGATGGGAATCTAGAAAAGACCTCTTTCCGTGCAATCGCCTTGTTTAACGCGTAATTTCTAGCCTGTTCCGCTGTTTGTTTATTGATAAATCTTGAATATGAATAATCTTCGAACCACATTTCTTTTACTGTTGAGCGATTTACCTTGAATTTTTTTCCCAAAAGGCCCATTCTTGTTTTTTCTTTAACGATTTTCCTGTTTCTATAGATGCTAGATACACTCGTCTTCTTATCCGGATACAAAACATTCCATTTTTTAACGAAATCATTTAAAGCGTTCGTCCCTCTGCATTCATCGGCCCTCATTAAAATCATACTCCATTTATCAAAATGGCGCTTTTTATAATTAGGTAATCTATCGAATTCTTTTAGAATTAAATCCAATTTTTCATTGTCAAAAATCATTTTTAGATCCTGTTATCATGGATTGAATTTGACTTGAATGACGTTTGAATACCTGTTGATTACCCGGCAGCCTGTCTTTCGACAGGGACCTTGACGGGTTCTTTGCGCGCTAAAGCAAGAGCGACAATTAGATTGAATAATCGTGTCAATTCTTCGATGTTAGGCGATTTTTTTCCCTCCATCCAAGCATTAAGGGTTTCCACCGAAATACTCATCAGTTGAGCTAGTCTGGCTGCTGGCGTGTTGGATAGATCCATTGCTCCCTGAATATCAATGTTTATCGGCTTTGGATTATATTCATCACTGATTAATGACTGACTTTTTGAGCTCCAATCGAAAAAACCAGTCTCTGCCAATCGTTCCCTAAAAGACGCGCCGAACTCCCGCTTCCCAGATAGATATTGAGCCAAATTAGGGGGACTTATCCCCATGGCATCGGCTAATTTTCTCAACGTTCCAAAACGTTCTGAAGCAAATTTTCGGATGTCGTCCGAAGAGAAATTAATCTTTTTTAAATTTTCTATTGACATTGCGTTAATCTTTGATTAATTTACGTTATGTAGTTGTTAAACATACTACTACATAACCGAAGATAACAAATAACGGAGAAAACAGGATGAACAGCGGTTTAACAGTGACGAAAATCAGCTGGGCAAGCGTCGCCAGTCACGTCAACAAGATGACCGGAAAGACGTACAGCGCCCAATATATAAGGGAAGTGGCGGTCGGTTTCCGCACGAACCATCAGCTCGTGCCGGTACTCCGCGATCTCGGCGTCTATCAGGCGGAGGTGGCATAATGAGCACCGGAATCGCGACTAAAAAAGCGGGAAATACCCGGGAGGGGTCTAACCAGCAGTTAGACCCCCCCTCCCAGAATTACGCCCTCTATTCCGAAAATGGAAAGGCCGCCGTCAACTATCGGACCCGGCTTTTCACTGGAAAAGAAGTCCGTATCCGCAACGATGAAAACGGAGACATCTGGTTCGTCGCCGCGGACATCTGCGCGATTCTCGGCTACAAAAATCCGACAAAGACCATCGAGGATAACTGTTCCTCGAACACCAAGAAGATCACCCTTGATTCCGACAGCGGCGAGCAGGCTTATCTCGCCATAAACGAGCCCGACCTGTACCGTCTCATCATACGCTCTAAAAAAGAAGAGGCGCAGCAATTCGAGAAGTGGGTCATGGAAGAAGTATTGCCGGAGATCCGCAAGTGCGGTCACTACAAGGTGACGCGTAAGCTCGACTACACGCCCGCCACGACGGCGGCGGAAGCCGCGGAAGGACCGTCCGCGCAGGTGGAACTCTTCCCGCGCTCGCTGAACGTGAGCTTCCCGAAACCGCTCACGCAAAAAATGAATTCACTGAAAAGCCGTCTCGCCGAACAGGGCCACACCTTCCCGACGAACAAGGACTTCATCACATACCTCGTATCCAAGGCACTGGAGGCAATACAATGAGAATCCACTACCACATGTCCAATCAACCAACAGGATTCACCACCATGAATCAAGAAAACATGAATGCCCGTCCCCGTCCCATTTTAGGATCTGTAAAACGCGAGCTCCGTCCGCCGGTCAACGTGATGATCGACATCGAGACGCTCGGCCAGGGCCCGGACGCGTGCGTCGCGGAGATCGGCGCGTGCGCGACCGTCTGCGGCACCCGTCAGCAATTGGAGCTGAAGGTAAGCCTTTCATCCTCGGTCGAGGCCGGGGGCCGAATCGACGCGGAGACGGTGCAGTGGTGGCTCGCCCGCGATGACGCGGCGCGGTCGCGGATGGCGTCCACGGGTGGACGCGTGCCGGTCAAGGAGGCTCTGCTCGAACTTTCGTGCTGGATCCAGGCCGTCCGGGACGCTAGCGGAGGAGTGTGCATCTGGAGCTGCGGCACTGATTTCGACATCACGATCCTCGCAGGATATTACCGCCGCCTCCGGATGGAGCTCCCTTGGAAATTTTGGGAGGCTCGCGACTACCGGACGCTGAGGGCGGTATTTCTGGAGGTCCCGAAGCCCTCGGCGTCCGTGGCGCACACAGCGCTCCGGGACGCCATGGATCAGCTGGACCATCTCGTCATGATCCTCGCGCACGTCGAGAGCCTTCGCAAGGAGGCGGACAATGCGTGATGAAAACAGACCTTCCGCGCGGTCACGCGCGTCCGCCGCCGTGCTCACGCTCCTGATCTTGACCTATTCGACGTTCATCGCCGCGCTTTCCGCCGCCTACATCGCGGCATAACCGATAACAAGGAGTCTATATGCAAGAAGCCACGTTCACCATTCCGGCCCCTCCGAGACAGGGGCGCATCGAAGTCCGCGTCATTCACCGCTGCGAGCTCTGCGGCAGCGAAGCCCGCGTGAACCTCAACGGTCATCACTTCTGCCGCGACCATTTCGCGGACGGAAGCGCGGCCAGGTTCGTATGGGAAGCGGAGGGCCGCGCATGAATCCGATCTGGGTGGGCACCGCCGAGGTCGCGGAGCTCCTGGAGATTAGCGAGCGGCACGTCCGCAACCGCCTCGCTCTCTGGGAGTACCGCTGGCGCGAGGACCACGGCCACAAGGTGCTCGAAATCAACGTGCGTTCACTCCCGAAGGAAGCCTGCGACCGTTACGTGCTCCGGACCCTCCCGGACCTCGAAGAGGTCAGGGCGGAGCCCGGCGACGACGTGGAGACGGCTTTCCGCGCCTACGAGCACGCGAACGGACGCGCCAAGCGCAACTACGACAAATGGACGCTCATCCTATCTAAGTGCGACGGGATAACGGGCACCCGGGAGCTGGAACGCTTCGCGGAGGCCTGGAATTCCGGGCATCCCGACATGAGGACGAGCGTGCAGAGCATCTACCGCCAGCGCTCGCTCGTCGCCGACTGCGGCCGCATCGCCCTGGTGAACTATCACGAGGTCATGGGATCCACCGTGAAGGACGCCTGGTTCGAGGACTTCAAGCAGGCCTATCTGACCGCTAACAAGCTGTCCGTGTTTTCCGCCCGGATGATAGCGCAGGGGATGGCCATCGAGCGCGGGGAGATACGCCGGGGCGACGAGTTCCCCAGCAAGTCGGCCTTCACGCGGCGGCTCAACAGCGAGATCTCTCCCGACGTGATCTACTTCGCCCGCGAAGGCAAGAAGAAGTACTACGACAACAAGGGATATCACCTCGACCGCGACTATTCGGACCTCAAGGCGGGAGAAGTGTGGGTTGGCGACACGCGCCCCTGGGACGTCTTCGCCAGGGTGGACGGGCAGGAAAAGCCCGCGACGTGCTACGTCACGCTCTTTATTGACTTCCGCACATATCTGCCCATGGGATGGAGCCTGCACTACTCGGCTCCGGGCACGGAGAACACGCTCCGCGCGCTCAGGAACGGCATCGAGAAATACGGGATGCCGGACGCCATATACGTGGACAACGGCCGTGAATACCGCAACAAGGACTTCTCCGGACAGAGCCGCGGACACAAGATCATAGAGGACGAGCAGTACGCGGAATCGCTCGCCTCCCGGCTCGGTCTCAAGATGCACTTCGCCATCGTGCGCAACGCCCGCGCCAAGATCATCGAGCGCAACTTTTTAGTGATGAAGAACGGCTTCGACAGGCTCTTCAACAGCTTCAAGGGCGGCACGGTCACCGAGAAGCCGGAGCCGCTGAAGGGCGTGCTCAGGTCCGGCGATTTCGTGACCTGGGCGGAGTTCCGCGAGCTCGCGGACACCTACCTACGGGAAGTGTTCCCGGGCGTTCCCTGCCACGGCAAGAACCACGCCGGCAAGAGCCGCTCCGAACTCTGGAACGAACTCATCGCCGAACGCGAACCGATGCGCAGGGTGTCGCGCGAGACGCTCGCGATGCTCACCAGCCGGACCGTCAAGGGCCGCGTCGGAAGCACCGGGTTCCGGATCGCCGCGCTCGAGTGCGTCTTCTGGGCGGAATGGATGCCCGTCTGGAAGGGCCGCGAGATCACCCTGCGCTACGATCCGGAAGACCTCCGCACCGCCTGGGCGTATGCCGAGGACACAAAGCTCATCGGCGAATGCGCGCTCCAGAGCGCCGTGGGCGCGATGGTGAAGGATGACGACGCAATCGGCAAGGCGCAGGTCGCGGAAGGCGTGGCACGCAAGCGGCACGAGGAGAAGCTGCTCCGCGAGATCGTGCCGGGCATGAACAAGGCGCAGGCCGAGGACTACATCCGCGCGATGCGCAACGTTGTCGGCCCGCAGGAGATAGCGGTCCCGCAGGGCGGCACGGTCATCACCAGGCACGACACGGACGCCGCCGAGCTCAAGTCGGAATCCAGGATAGGGAACCCGGGCATCATCGAGCTCATCCCGGAAGCGGAGACAAAGAAACAGCACAGAAGACTAACGGGCCTGTACGACGATGACGCGCCTCTCGCCCGGAACGGATAAGACTCACTAATAACAAAAACGGAGACAACACAATGGAACAGACACAGGAACAGGAAACGGAACAGGCGATCTCGAAAGTCATCGCCGATCTCATGGACTACATGGAGCGCACTGGCACTACGCAGAGCCGGGTAGCCAAGGCGTGCGGCATCAGCTCGGCGACCTTGAGCTACTTCACCAAGGGCAACTACGGCGGAGACGTCGGCAGCGTCGCCGACAAGGTCCGCGACTTCCTCGAGATCGAGGCGACACGCGCGGCGACCAAATGCAAGGACGGCGGCATCGTCCGCACCTCGGCCTTCGGGACCATCCAGAAGTTCTGCGGCCTCGTGCTCACGCATAAAGTGGTCGGATTGCTCACGGGCGATGCGGGCGTAGGCAAGACGACCGCGCTCAAGGCGTTCAGCAAGGACCATCCGAGCGTCATCCTCATTGAGGCGGACCACGGCTACACGGCACGGGCTTTATTCGACGAGCTCTGCGCGCATCTTGCGCTCGACGACCGCGGAAGCCTGCATCAAAAGCTCGTCCGGGTCGTCGAGAAGCTCGACGGATCGGGCCGGATGATCATCATCGACGAGGCGGAGCACCTGCCGTACCGTGCGCTCGAACTCATCCGCAGGGTGTATGACAAGGCGGGCGTGGGAATCGCGCTTTGCGGAATGCCCCGGCTCGAGAAGAACGTACAGGGCGACCGGGAACATTACGCGCAGCTCAACAGCCGGGTGAGCGCGCCGTGCCGTGCGCGTCTGCTCACGGACGGGGACATCAAGGCGTATCTCGAAAGCCGCTTTTCAGGATACGATTCGGGATGCGTCGCGGAATGCGCCAGGATGTGCCGCCGCAACTTCCGCCTGCTCTCGCATCTCGTCCATTGGAGCGTCGAGATCATGCGCAAGAACGCGCTGTCTTCGCTCGATAACGACGTGCTCGCCCAGGCGAGCGAGATGCTGGCGGTGGCGCGGTGACCCCCAATATCATCAAAGACACGGCGCAATATCTCACGACTTGGAGGCATAGAAGACATGACTAGACTCGAAAAGGAATGCAGGATGCAGGCCCTCGTCACCAGACGCGAGGGGATTATCTCCGATAACCATATTCAAGAAGCCTGCGGATATAGTGTTATATGGGGCATAGAATATTTTCAAGAAATAGAGGACGAACTGAATGCCCTCGCAAAAGAGGAGGAAAATTCATGACTCCGGCGGACAAAAGGACGGCTGACTACCGCCGGATCCATGGCCTTGCAAGGCTCCTCGGGCAATCCGAAGAGCAGTACAGGGACATGCTTTCCGACCGGTACGGCGTCCGGAGCAGCAAGGATTTGCATCCGAATCAGAGGCGGGCTCTCATCGCGGACCTCGCGCGCCAGGTGGCGGCGGGCGCGAAGCGGTTCACCGACCTTGCGGACAGATCCAGGGACAAGGCGACTCCGGCGCAGCTCCGCGCGATCGAGGCGATGTGGGCCAAGGTGTCAAGGCAGACTACGTCGCAGGCGCGGTCGCTCGCCCTGGATTCCTTCTGCTCCCGTCTCACAGGCTGCCGGTGCATCCGCTGGATCACCAAGGTAGACGCCAGGACAATGATCAAGGCAATTAACGCGATGGGAGCGCTCTCTCCCGAACAGTACAATCAACAACCTCAAGAGGTGAACAATGGCTAAGAAAGATCAACAAGGTAACTGGATCGACGCCCGCGGCAAGGCCGTTCCGGAAGAATACGTGCCGGAAATAGACCGACGCCGTGACGCGATGGTCGAAGGCTGCTTCAAGATCGCTGGCAAACTTGCGGAGGACATCATCTCCGCCAAGCTCAAAATTTTGCAGGGCATCGAAGAATACCTTGCCGAACTCGCCAAGGTCAAAAGGACTAAGGAGAACTGGAAAGGCAATATCTGTCTCGACAGCTTCGACGGTTCTCTCCGGATAAATCGCCGGATGAATGACCAGATCGGCTTCGACGAAAAGATCCAACTTGTAAAGACAATCCTTGACAAATGGATCGCCACCCGTTTGCATGGCAAGGATGCCACACTATCCAGGGTCATCTCTCAGGCCTTTGACCTTGACAAGCAGAACTGTATCAATACGGCGATGCTCGTAAAGTTGCTGCACCTTGACATCGACGATAAGGATTGGCGTAAGGCCATGGCCATTCTCAAGGAATCGATGACCGTCAAGACCACGTCTCAATACGTGAACTTCCTCCGTAAAGTGAAGACCGATTCCGGAGAAGACTGGGAAAGTCTCGTGCTCAACTTCAATTCGGCGACGGCTAAGGAGGACTGATGGATCCCCGTGTATTCCCGACCGCGCTCATCGTCCTTGACTTCGCCGCGGCGGTTGTCTGGGCGATGCACGCGAATCCCAGGCAGACGGTCTACTGGATCGCCGCGGGCGTCCTCACATTGACCGTCACCTGGTAACGCGAACGGAGACCCGCGGAAAGGTCTCCATCTTTTAAGGATAATTATGGAACTCAAACTTGAAAGAGACATCCTGATGAGGGACCGGACCCTCGGTCAGCTGAGCATCGACGGCAAGCATTTCTGCTGGACGCTCGAAGACACCGTGCGTCCTGGCCGGAAGATCTACGGCGAGACCGCCATTCCGGCCGGGACCTACGAGGTCAAGATCACGAGGTCCGCGCGCTTCAGGAAAGATATGCTCCAGATAATGAATGTGCCCGGATTCGAAGGCGTCCGGATTCACGGAGGAAACAGGCCTCAGGACACGGAAGGCTGCGTCCTCGTAGGCTTCGAAAGGGACACGGACTACGGCATCATCCGGCAGAGCGCATCCACCGAATTGCTCCGGCTCGTCAAAAAATCCGGGGGGTCCTGCCATATCATCATTATAGACAAGGAAATCAAATGAAAAAAGTGACGAAAGTCCTTGGAAGGATCATCGTGCAAGTTCTGCTCTCGCTCGCGATCTCCAGGGGAAAGAAAGCGGAAGTGAAAATATCCGGGAGGCTTTAAATGAAAATCAAAGAAGTCACGCTCGTTACAGATTTCGGCATGGCCACATACAAGACCGGAAAAGAAAAGGACCCGTCTCTGATGTCCTTGAACCCTCTCGGCAATCGCCTTTTCAAGATCGCCAATAACTACGACTACGTCAAGATAAAGACCGGCGAAGCGGTGTATGAATACTGGTTTTATAAGGGCTTCGTCACCAATTTCCGTAGCGGCGGAATCCTTGTCGATGCGTTCATCGACCCCATAGGTAATCAGCTTCATCAGCTGTGCTGGCTTATACACGATGCGAACTACACCCCGTGCGATAACGTCAAGGTCCGCGGAATCAAGATCAATAAGTCGGCGCATCCGATGAGCAAGACTTCGGCGGACGAACTGCTCCAGGCGATGCTTGTCTTTGCAGGGACATCTCCGTGGAAGGCGTCCGTTGTCAAGACATCTGTCGCCTGGTTCGGCAAGTCGGCATACTATAAGGACGACGAGCTCACGCCGAAGAACCGGAAATTATTCGAGTTCAACCGCATCTAAAAAATCAGGCTATGGAGGAAATATGGAACATCTACTTAAAATTAAAGCGCAGTATTTCAAGTCTGTCCTGTCCGGAGATAAAACTTTTGAGATAAGAAAGTCCGACCGCGTCTTTTCTGTGAACGATCGCCTCGTTCTTTTCGAAATAGGCGATGATGGCGGGGAAACCGGGGCGAGCGTCGCGGTCCGCGTGACTTACCTTTTGAACGGTCCCTGCTATGGACTGGCTGACGGCTATTGCGCGATGGCTGTGAAGCGCTGTGGCCGGCAGAATAGAAGCAATTCCGGCAACAGGCCGAAGGACCTTTCAGAAGTGAACGATTATGCCACAGAAATTTCAAAGAGCGGGAAAAGCGCAGCGGACTTCTTTTCCTATTATGAGATGACGGGCTGGAAGATGAAGAATGGTCTTCCGCTTGCTGACTGGAAAGCGGCTTTCCGGCGATGGAAGGATTACGGGATTCAGGATACGGACATTGACGCCGAAAAAGTCCGCCTCCTTCTGCCGTTGCTTTTAAGAGAGATCGCTATGGTGAGCGATAAGAGGCAGGAGCTTGAATTCTCGGATACGTCAATCGGAACAGTCGTTCAGTATTTCGGATTGCGAAGACTTCATGATCCTCTTGGCACATTTGATGTAGGCAATATGCTTAAGATATATCTCGAAGCCCGTCGCCTTGGAACCGGTATAAAAAAGATGGGCGCTAGTCCATACGGGAAAGGGATATCCAAAGTTCCGACGCTTGACGAATACGAGTTGTTGACCAAAAGTAAAAAGAACTGAACAAAAGAAATGCCTGGATTAATCCGGGCATTTCTTTTGTTTTTCTCTCACGAAACAGCCAAAACAGTTCCGCTCAAAATTTCCGCTTGATTAAAGTTAAATTCCGAGATCAAAAGTCATTCAAAGCCTTTTAATAACGAAGATAAACCCGTTTCAAAAGACTTCTTCTTCCAGTTCAAAATTTCGTGAGAGAAAAACAAATATCGGAAGGACCCCGCAAATTTCAAGAAAAACCGGAATTTTGGAACAATTACAAAAAATCACCTATTTAAGACACGAAAACTCAATAAAATCAAGGCTTTCAAGGTATTAACAGTCCTTTTAAACTCTCTCAACTCTTCTGCTTTGGCATAATGCGCTCAACAACGGCACGACAGCCTCTGCCCGCCGCTTTGTTGAAAATCTCCGCGCGTTGGGACACACGGTCCGTATTCTCACCTGCGGCGAGCCCGGCCCGGACAAATTCATTTTACCGC